GGATATTAATGAAGCTAGATATGTTTGCATTAGTAGATGGTTTAAAGAAGAGGATATTGTAACACANTGGCCTGANTTTACNCCTTCTGATGTTAGNCAGATGGAGACTAGTATATCTTCATATACTCCTAGTTACTTTGATGAGCTTAAAGAATTATATAGATTGGTTGAAGTCTATTATAAGGTACCTGAAAGAGTGGTATGGTTTCAGAATCCTCTTACTGGNAAATATGAACACTTGACTAGAGCAGAATGGAGAGAGTTTAAGAAGGCTATAAAGGAGGGAATAGAACTTCCAGATGGAAGAACCTTAAATAAAGTTCCTCCTGCTGTAGAAGCTGTTATGAATATTGTCCATTATGCTATTTTCTCTGGTGGTATTCTTCTAGAGAATGGAAAGTCTCCTTTTAACTATGAAGGCTATCCTATTGTTCTCTATTGTGGTTATAAGAATGAGGATGAGAATAGATGGTTTGGTGCTACGACCATGATGAAAGATCCTCAAAGATCTCTTAATACTATGAGAAGNCAGTTATCTCACTTACTTCAAACTTCTCCAAAGGGGATATTGATGCATGAAGTGGGAGCTATTCTCAATATAGATGAGTATGAAACAAGATCAGCAGAGCCAAATTTTAGATTGGAGCTTACTAGAGATGGATTGAGTAGAGTTAAATTTAGTCAGCAGCCTCAGATTAGTAATATTTATAGTATACTGGATGGAACTTTTCAGCAGAGTATGAAGGATGTTAGTGGAATCCAAGATCCTCTCATGGGAAAGCAGACTTCTTCTAGAGAACCTGGAGTTACTGCTAGACTTCGCCTGGAGTCTAATGTTGCTGTCTTATATATACTGTTAAGGAATTTCAGGTTTAGTAGAGTACAAGGAGGAAAGTTACTTCTTTCTCTTATCCAGCAATATGTTACNACTGCTAGAGTGGTTAGAATTGAGGGAGAGAAGGGAATGAAGCTGTTGGAGATTAATACTAACTTTAATCCACAGATAGAAGGATTTAATGATATAAANGCGGGAAAGTTTGATCTTGAGATAGATGAAGCAGCAGAGAATGCGACTATGAGAAGGGAGATTGCTCAGATGCTGACTGATATCAGTCATAATAATCCAGGATCTATTCCTCCTGAGATCATACTAGAGTATATTGATCTTCCTCTAAGTGCAAAGATGAAGGTTCAAGAATATAATGAAAGAAGGATTCAAATGGAATATGATTTGAAGATGGCTGAAATAGATGCAAAGTATGCTTCCAGGACGGAGGGAAAGGAGAAGAAAGAAAAGAAGAAAGAATAGTTTATTAACTTATTTAAGGAGACGTTAAAATGGAAGAAATAGTACTTAAGTCGCAGGGAGATGAAGGCTCCAAAGGCTCTGTAGGCGAAGGCCAGGAAACTGATCTTAAAGGTGAAGAAGGAGAAGGTGCGGACACTAAAGCTGGTGAAGTCAAAGAGGAGGAGAAGGCTGAAGAAGAGGCCGCTCCAACAACTGAAGAATTACTAGCACTTAGCAAGTCCGAGAACTTAGAACTGCGAACTCTTTTACGTGATGGAAAGAAGAGTGTTGATGATTTAACGTTAAGAATTGAGGCTTCTGAGGCTGCCCTGGATAAGGCTGGTCTGATCACGGAAGAGGAGAAGCAAGCAGCAGCTGATCAACAGACTGAGTTTAATGTAAGGAAGCGAGAATTGGATAATATTCTGGAGGCTACAAGATTGAGTAATAAGTATGAGGACGTTGATGTTGTAGTTTCTCAGGGTAACTTTGACTGGATTATTGATGCAATGGCTAGTGATTATGCCATGAAGAATAATCTTTCCAAGGATGCTTCAGTAGAGGCTGTTGAAAGCTGGGTATGGACGCTAACAAATCCTTATCGTTTTATGTATGAAAAGGTTAAGGAATTACATCCGGATTATAAAGGAAAGAAAGAGAGAGAATTGCCTCCTGCATCGCCTGGGAGTCTCCAAGATCTTCATGGTGGTACAGGAGCCGGTGACCTGACTGGCTGGACATCTGCAAAGATTGATGCTATGCCTGAAGAGAAACTCGATACTGTTCCAAAGGATGTATATGCAAAGTACCTTCGAAATGAACTGAAGTAGGAGAGTGATATGGCTGAAACTGTTTTTCTTACTAATGATCCTCTAACCAGGAAGAAGTGGGCTAGGGAGTTATTTTCTTTACTTCTCAGGGCTACAGAGATTGATTCCTTGGTTGGAGCGGGTCCTGATAGCATTATCCAGTCGAGGTCAGAGCTGGGTAAGGGCGAGGGCGATAAGATTACCTTTGGNATTAGACTGCCTCTTACAGGAGAGGGAATAGTAGGGTCTGATACTGTTGAAGGAAATGAAGAGAAGTTGATCTTTAAGGACTTTGATGCAACGATTGAAGAGCTCAACCATGCGGTGTCTACTGGTGGAAAGATGAACCAGCAGAGAGTACCGTATAATCTTCTGCAGGAAGGTAAGGATGGTCTACAATACTGGTGGGGTGAGAAGTTGTCAGATATGGCGTTTGCTCATCTTTGTGGAGATACTGGTTATAAAATAGCTGGTGTTACCTTTGCTCAGGATCCTGTTGACCCTGATGGTGAGCATTGGCTTAAGGTCAATGATTTGGCTGAGGCATCCCAGACAAGTGCAGATCTTATAGATCTTACTTTCTTGGATAGGATGAAGCAGCAAGCTGAAGTTCCTGATCTTTCTAAGAATTGTTATAAGGTCAGGCCCTTAGTAATTAAGGGAAAGAAGTATTATAGAGTGATCCTTCATAACTACGTCTTTGATCGATTGAGACAGAATACTAACATTGGTCAGTGGGGTGATCTGCAAAGGGCTGCTAATAAGTTGGCCTTACCTGATGTTGAGATTGAGTATAATGGCCTCTTGATTGGAAAGAGTGAAAGAATCAGGCAGATGGTAGAGGATTCTTCTGATGCCAGGGCAGGCGTGTTTAGAAATCTGCTGCTTGGATGCCAGGCTGCTGTTTTGGCTTGGGGTGGAGCAGGAGAAAGTAAATCCACAACTATGTCCTTTGTTCCTTATGAGACTGATGCAAAGCGCTTCGTGAATATTCGAGGTGGTGGGATTCTGGGTATGAAGACTGTTAAATTCAACAGTCGAGACTTTGGCAGAATCATTGGAAGTAGCTGGGGTGCTCCCATAACCTAGAGGAGGTTGAGATGGCAGATCTATACACACATGCATTCTCAGATAACTCTCGTCTGGCTAAGGGAAAGACTATGATTGCTCCTGCAGATGCTACCTACAATCTTGTTCAAATTCCAAGGTTTTCCTTAGTGAAAACCATATGGTTGTGGGTTGTAAGTGCATATGCAGGAGGAGCTCCTGTTGTTACTATAGGTTTTATAGGGAATGGCGAGAGTGCTGACGTGGATGCATTCATGACTAATGTAGAGACAGATCCAACATTTGTTGGAATGAAGGTTTCAATTCATGGCTCTGCATTATGGGCTGATGGTAAATATTTTGATGCTGCGAGTGGTGCTATTACCTTGACCACTACAAAGGGAACTACGGCAGGTAATCTTATTGTTTTTGCAGATTACTCCGTTGTTTGTTAAGGAGGTGTAGATATGGCTACTAATGATTTAAGGAGAACTGACGTAAGAACAAACGTCAGGATTAATCCTTTCTGGATAGTGTCGGCGGAGTTCGGTGCTCTTGATACTAACGATGATGCTGTGCTATTTGGGTTTCCCTTAGCCGGCGGAGATCTCTTTGTTCATGAAGTGCTTGTAGTAGTTAGTGTAGNATTTACAGATGATAATGCTATCACAGGTATTGGTTATGGAACTATTACTGAGGCAGGAGTTCTAACTGACACAGATGATACTCGCTTTATGGCTGAGGGAACTGATATGGCAACTGTGGAGACACCTGGTACATTCCCTGGTGGGTCTATAGCTATGGATGCAGATGGTGTCATTACAGGAGCTGATTGGGCTAAGGCTAAGGCAGAGGGTACCATTGGCCACTTGATAATAACAGGCGCAGATTATGACAGTATGCCTGTTGTATATGCTCCTATTGTAGCTGCACAAGCAGCTGGGGTGGCTAGATGTCATATGCTGGTAAGTAGACTACAGTAAGAGGAGGGTGAAATGGCTACAAATGATCTAAGAAGAACAGATCTTAGAACCAACGTCAGAATAAATCCCTTCTGGTTAAAGTCTGCTGAGATAAATAAGGATGTAGAAAGCGATCTTAATATCCTGTTTGGTTTTCCTGAGGCAGGGGGTAAGTATTTTATCCACGAGATTTTGGTGCATATTGAAGTCTTGTTTGCCGGAGGGACTCCTTCGCTTGATATTGGTTATTGTACCTTGGACGATCCATCTCTTGATCTCTCGGTTAGTAATAGTGATATAGATAACTATATGGCTAGCGCAGAGATTACAGAGACGACAGCTGGATGGTATCCTGGTGGAGCTTGGGCTGTTGATACAGCTGGAGCAGTAACAGGAACTGATTGGGCTGTGGCTAAATTGGAAGGTACCATAGGAGAACTTATTATCAAAGGAGCTGATACTGTAATGCCTTGCATAACAGCCACTGTAGCAGCTAGTATGTCGGCTGGTGCAGCTAGGGTGTTTGCTTTGGTTAGCAGGATTCAGTAGGGTTTAGTAGTAGGGATGATACATGGATGAACCAGATAAAAGGGTCAATAATTGACCTTTCTGGTTCGTCTATTTATTTGAGGAAATTATGAATCTATCACAGTTGAAGGATGAGGTAACGATAGTTCTGGNGGATAATAGCTTNGCCTCTAGNCTGTCNAATTGGATCAATGATTCGATTGGGGAGATTATAGATGAGGCTAATGTACCTGGATTTAAAGAGATATTGACTGTTAATACAGTGGTAGATCAAGCTTATACTACATTAGGAGCAACTTGTGATGGTAGAATTTTATATGTGGGAAGTGCTACTGCTGAGCTGTCTGGCGGTGTGGTTACTTTGGAGCAAATATTAAAGATGTATCCTTCGATGAGTGAGACTGGAGATGTTGAGTATGTTGCTGTTGAAGGGNATCTTTTATATTATCAGAGTATTCCTTCTNCAGAGACTGCTCTAACNCTTCTTCATAGNAGGAAGCCTGTAGTGATGGTAGAAGATAGTGATGAACCTGAGGGAATACCAGCGCATCTTCATTTGAAAGTGATAGTGCCTAAGGTTGCGATAATGGGATTTGATAGAATAGAGGATGGTGTTGAGGGAGAGAAGGTTAATACTATAGCTCAGTCTATAAGGTATAAGCAGGGATTGCACAGTCTAATGGGTTGGGTAGCCAAGAGAGTTCCACATAGATCGACTTCAATTTGGAGTCACTAAGATGAGCAAAGGTATTATTCTTCTAAGCAACTGTATGGGATTGAATAATAAGATTGATCCAGCTAGATTAAGATTCGATCCAGAGAAGGGTTTATCTGAGCTGGCTGTTGCTTATAATGTTGATATAGATGCTAGTAATAGAATTAGCAGGAAGAAAGGTTACACTGAAATATTAGATGGTTCAAGTCACAGTCTATTTTCCTGTGGTAACTTCTGTCTTGTTGTTAGAAGTGGGCAGTTGTCTATAATTAATTTAGACTATTCCTGTGATGCTATTCGTTCTGTTGATAAAGATGCAAGAATGAGTTATGTTGAAGTAGGTAGTAGAATCTACTTTACAAATGGTTATGAGAAAGGATATATTGAAGATAGGACTTTTCATCCTTGGGAGTATATAGAGTATCCTAATCCTATTACAACGAAGGTATTTGTAGGTCCTCCTCTAGGACATCTGCTTGAGCTATATAATGGATTCATGTTTATTGCACAAGAAAACGTTCTTTGGTATAGTAGGGCTTTTAAGTATCATGCATTTCACTTGCATGGAGATCANAATATCTTTCTACATAGAATAACTATGGTAAGAGCTGTAAAGGATGGCTTATACGTTAGTACAGAACATGATACATATTACCTTAATGGTCAACATCCAAAGGAGTTTTTTCAAGTAAAAGTAGCTGACTANCCAGCTGTTTTAGGAACAGATGTNCTGATAGATGGAAGGAAAATAAGGAGTGGAGAGATTAAAGATAATATGGTGATGTGGACAAGTACTAAAGGCATCTGTATTGGAGGTCCAGAGGGATATTTTGAAAATCTTACTGAAAGGAAATTAGTATATCCTAGTGCTAATGTAGGTGCTGGGATCTGTATAGATGATAAGTATGTTTGTGCATTAAAGGCCCCTAGCGAATAGGGTATTAATTTGTAGGAGGAAGGATAGATGGCACTTAGATTAAGTACAGGTTTAAGGAATAGTTTGCTGGGGAATGCATATTTGAAAGGTACTTCTTTGGCATATGTTGATGGAGGCGGAGAGAATGATTATATCACTGATAGTAAGAATAGATTCCTGATTGCTGGATTTAAAGTTGGGGATTTGTTCAGTACTACAGGCTCGACTACAGGAGCTAATGACTTAACCAACGAGCCTATCTTGGCAGTAGCCGCTGGAAAGTTGGAGTTCGCTACGGGTCAGGTAAATACACCTGAAGCTTTTGTTGCAGCTACAGATATTACTGGGGACAATGAAGGTTCTTTAGCGGAGTTGCTTAAAGATGGNATTATACATGTCTTTAGTGGCTCTCAACCAGCAAGTGCAAACGATGATGAAGGTAGCACAAAGCTTCTAGAGATAACAGTAGCGAGTGGAGCTTTTACTCCAGGAAGTCCTACTAATGGACTTGAAATAGCTGCACCTATTTCAGGTAAGATTGGGAAAAAAGTCAGTGAAACTTGGTCTGGTGTGGGCTTGGTAGAGGGAACAGCTGGGTGGTTCAGATTCTATGATAATAAGGAACATATTGGAGCAGTATTAAGTGCAGTTCGATTGGATGGTAACTGTGGTGTGAGTGGAGCACAGCTGAACATGAGTAGTACAAGTATTAGAGTAGGTGCCACTACTACTATAGATAGCTTTGACGTTACAATGCCAGCATCATAGGAGGTAAATGAGATGGCTGAGCCTACTACAAGATTTAGATTGATTCCTCAGAATACTGCAGTAGCTGATGTTAATACTCCGGCAAAGAGACTAGCAGCTATAGCTGGGGAAAGTGTTGTATCTACTGGAATAGGTAACGAAGCAGATTTTGGAACAATAGATATTTCAGGAGGTGCTGCGAATTCTAGTGTTCTAACTATTTTATGGGATGTAACTGCTGATGGCGGTAATACTTTGGCAGAGACATTTAAACTTTGGCTTTCTAGTAATGGCTTTGATCAAGCTGGGTCTGTACTTAAAGTACGACCACTTTCTGGAGCAGATCAGGGAGGTCCTTCTCTTACAGAGAATTATAAGGCGAATGCAGGGACTGGAGACTATACTTTTGCTAGTATGGTCGAGGCTGAACCAGGAGCTATCAATGTATGGCCATCTNATGAAGGAACGAGTATGGCTCTTTCTACTGATTCAGATGATGTGGTATTCTGGGCTATGTATGCAGCAATAGCTGCAAATGAGACTACTGGAACGTATAAAGGAACTGATGCAGGTATGGAGTTGCAATTCTCCTTTAAATATTCCTATTCGTAGGAATAAAGGGTCAATATTTGACCTTTCTGAGAAGGAGGATAAAGGATGAGGAAGCTTCATCTTGATTCTGAATATAGAAATCGTTGGGAGGAATTCTATCTTCTCAATGGTACAGTAGAAGATTCTCGCTTGAAGAATTGGAGGGAGGTAGCCTGGGATAAAGTTGTTCAAATTACAGTACATATATTAGATCAAGTACATATGGTGAATAACTCAGGCTCAGGCTTTCTTGCCTTCATGAACTTTAGATGGGGAGGACAGGAGGCTATCTTTGCTGATGATGGACAGTATATAGGTCATATGCCTATCAAGATATGGACTGTTGGCTGGACAAATGGAAGAGATTGCTTTTTGAAGGATATAGATTTTTATACTGGAAAACTTATTAAGGACTATGAAACATCTCTTGAGCAATTCACTAATCATCTACATCCTGCTATTAAAGAGAAAGTACTAGGAGAATAATCTTGAGTGAAACATTGCTTGATACAATCAATCAATCTGCTCTTTTGTCAAAAAAAGACTTAGATAGTTTAGAAGAGTTATCTGAGGAACTTCAAGAGACCTTTGTAAAGACTCAAATTCATCGAACACGAACAGAAATGGAAATTTCTGTTTTGAACACTACTAAATTCCCAACACCTTCCTTGAAGTATTGGCAAGCAATGAGAGAACAAAATGTGATGTTTATTGAACTTGTTATGCTTTCCTTTGAGTATAGAAAGAATCTTGTCGAAATCAGAATACTAGAGCAAAACATAGTAAAAGAGCAAGATAGTCTTGAGAAAGAATTGCTTCAAATAGAATTGGAAAAGAAAACTTTTGTGGGAAAGCAACAAGAGCGAGTGGCTAAAGCTAGGATAAGAGAGATAAAGGATTGGTCCTCCATTAAAGAAAGAGAAGCTCAGCAGATGTCAGAAGAGGATCTAAGAGAAGTAGATAATTCTCAGCTTATTGGATATACAAAGAGATGGATCAATCAGTCTATTATGATGGGAGGTAATGGTAGTCCAGCTGAACGACAAAACCTTTTGGGTCAATTAAGGTCAGGTATATTGACTTGTATAAACAAAGGAATATTGAATAAAGTTTTGAAGGNTTTTAATCCTCAAATTCAAAAACAGATTAAAGAGGAGTATAGGATAAAGTAATGGCTGGTGTATGGACATCAGGAGGAGATTTAAACTCCGCTAGACGAGATCCAGGAGGCTGTGGTCTTCAATCAGCTGGATTAGTGTTTGGTGGACATCTTTCTGCAAGTAGTCTTGTAACCACTGAGGAATATAACGGTACAGTCTGGTCTTCTGGCGGAGATTTAGGTACAGCAGTTGAGCAACATGCAGGTTGTGGTACTCAAACATCAGGTTTATCTTTTGGAGGAAAACCTCATGGAGGCTCTAATTCCAATATTACTGAAGAATATAATGGAACAGTCTGGTCTGCAGGAGGTAATTTAGGTACTCCAAGATACTGGGTTGGTGGTTGTGGTACTCAGTCAGCTGGGTTATCTTTTGGTGGCTGGGATAGCAATTTTTCAGTTGTTACAGAAGAATATAATGGTACGGCTTGGAGTGGAGGCGGAAATTTATCAACTGCTAGATATGGTGTGGGAGGAGCTGGTAGTCAAGCAGCAGGCCTCAGTATTGCTGGCCAAAGTGCAACAGAAAGCAAGACTACTGAAGAATATAATGGAACTGCTTGGTCTTCTGGTGGAGATAAGTCGGATGGAGCATATGCCTTTGGTAGTTGCGGTACTATTTTAGCAGGTCTGGCTTTTGGCGGAGTTGGTGCTTTAAAGACTACTGAAGAATATAATGGGACTTTGTGGGCATCAGGAGGGGATTTATTAATCAACAGACAGTATTTAGCTGGTTGTGGTGTACAAGGTTCTGCCTTATGTTTTGGCGGAGATTATCCTGTATCAACAGAAGAATATACAATAACTTATATTACTACTAATCTTTTAGACGGCAAAGTAAGAATCAAAGATAATACTACAA